TTCTGTGGATCTTGCTACAAAAGCAAGTGACATGTATTCAAGAGGATGTTCAATGGAAGAAATTCATGATTTCATTATAGAAAACATGCCTGGAGAACTTCCAAAAGAGGCACATGAAGAGCTTAAATCTATTTTATCGCAATTTTATTAATAACAAGCATTATTGCTTGTTAGCAAATACAAAGGATTCCTCTATAAATATTGTATGTATATTTAAAATCACCATCCCTTTGTGTTTGCTAAGAGGTAATAATAAGCCTCTAGGCACCGTTTTTATTCATGTGATACTTCCCTGTAACATTATTTGAATAAAAAAACACAAACATTTAAAGAAGAGCAAGTGACATAAAAAAGTATTTCTAGCGTTTTTTACTCAACGGTGCCTTATTTTTCATAAAGGAGTGATTTATATAGCTAAGATAAGTTAATAAAAAGAAGACAACAAATAAATGTCGTCTTCTAAATTCAGTTTCAAGCAAATTATAGCAGTAAAAATATTAAATGAAAAGAGGAAGAAAAATGTTAGCAAAAGCAATAGAAAAAATTCAAGAATTATCAAACGCCCAAGAAAACTGTCGTGTAGAAGAATGTAATCTTTTTGGTGAAAGATATATTCATCAAGGAGAAAATCTTACTCGTTTCACAGTGCCAAGAATTAATCCTGTTGAAGTAAAAAGCCTTACAGCGCTTAAACAAATGATCAAAAACTTCATTGAAAATGATAGTACAGCAATTAATGTTCATTTGCCAGTAATTATAACTGCCGAAGGAAATAATATCAAAGTATACACTTCTATAGATAATACATATGGAAGACAATTAATTTTTGAAGCAAACCCAATTATTCCAAAGGCTATTTTGAACAGATTCATTCCTGCTGAACAAATGATCATTAACGTTAATACTTGTTTTGTACAAGACAAAAACACTGATAGCTTTATTCAAAGCATATCTAAACTATATAAAGTGAGCAAAGTTGAGGCAGTTGATAATGGAATTGGAGCACAATTGAAAGTGACAGAAGGAGTTAATACAAACGAAGCTGTTACAATCAATCCGATTGTTGCGTTGACGCCTATTGGAACTTATCCAGAGCTTAATCAAATCAGAAGAAAGTTTAATTTAAGAGTGGATCATGATGGAGAGGTAGCTCTAATGGTATGTGATGAAGGAATCTTTGAAAGAAAAGTTCAAGATGAATTAAAAGATTACTTTAAATTTGCTCTTGATAAAGAAATTGAAAGAAAAGATGTAATTCTTGCTTTATAGATAGGTGATCAGTATGAATAGAAATAGATCTATATTGGATATTGAGGGTGGAAATATCATCCGACAAATCGATAACGCATTAGAGCAAGTGATGTTCAATATCAATGATGAAAGCACGGATTTAAAGGCGAGAGAAATTAAGGTAAGCATTAGAATCACACCAAACAAAAAAAGAAATGAATTGACAGTAGGGTATAAGGTTACACCAAAACTTTCACCTAAATTAAACGAACCTATTACATTAGTAAATACGAGAGAATTCGAACCTGCGACAGGTGAGTTCTTAGGTTCAAAACTTTCAGAATTAGGTGGTGTTGTTCAAGGCCAAATCAATCTTGATGGTGAAGTTGCTCCAGAACTTCCACCAATTGTTGTTGGTTCAAGGCTGCAAGAAAAAAGAAAAGTAGTAAATGCAAATAATAAGTTTCAAGGGGCTATAGAATAGCTCCTAAAAAAGGAGTTATTTTATATGGGAAACATTCAAAAAAAAGACGGGTTTATATTTTATAAAAGCTTTTATGATTCAATCAACGCACTGGATGAATCAATGCAGCTTGAGGTTTATAAGGCACTTGCCGAGTATGGTTTGACAGGTGAAATGAGGGATGATCTATCACCAATAACAAAGGCACTTTTAACGGCTATGATTCCTACAATTGATAATGCAAATAAACGTTATGTTGCAAGTGTTGAAAATGGAAAAAAGGGTGGTCGACCTAAGAAAAACAAAGAGGTTGTTCAAGAAATAAAAGAAAACCTAGAAGAACCTAGACATAACCTAGAAAAACCTAAACAAAACCTAAATAAACCTAGCCGTAACCTAAAAGAACCTAACCCTAACCCCTATGTATCTGTATCAGTATCTGTATCTGATACAGATACATTGATAAAAGATAAAAAGATAAAAGAGAAAGATAAAACTGAGGAGCAGGCTCCTCGTTTAAACTACATTACTGAATGTCTTTTAAAAAAAGATTTAATATTAGAAGATGAAGTGAGTTTTGTTGATGACCTTGTAAATACGTATCAACAATCTTTTAATGGTATTGATATCAATTGCAAGTGTGAGTATATTTTGAAAAAAATGAAAACTAAACATTTAAAAAATCGGATGAATTATTTTAAAAGCGCATTTGAAAAGAATATTTATCAGGATTTTCAAAAAGAAAGCAACTATGTAGAACCGGTTGAAAAAATACCGATTGATGATGAAGCACTTTCTATGCTTGAAAAGTACGATTAGGAGGAAAAGAGCATATGATTGTTCAGGTTGTACAGGAAAGCCCCCAAGAAAAAATTAGAATTGGTGGGACAAAGGATTGTAACAATGAGTTTATTCTTTTATCAGCAATTTCTTTGCTTGTGTATGTTTCTAAAAAAGAAAATTTAGGAGTAGACGAATTGTTGGACAATTGTCATTTAAAAATCAAAGAAATGAAAGTAAAAAATTTATAAAGTAATAAAAATGTAAAAATATTCAAATGTGAGGAGAATGGACATGGCGAAAAGAAGAGTAAAAACGTTCAAAGGTCAAAAAGAAACATTGCCAATCAAAGATAAGAGATTATTGCATTCTTTTATGAATAATCTTCTTTTAAAAAGAGACCTTGCAACAACCGATGTAAAAAGATATCAAGCTGATCGTAATTATATGATTGCCTTATTAGGCTTCAATACTGCTTTTAGAGCAAATGATCTTTTACAGTTAAGAGTTATTGATATAAAAAAGGGCTATGTTCATATCAAAGAGCTTAAAACAGGCAAAATGCAACATTATCGTATGGATAAAAGGCTTCATAAAGATGTTTTGGATTACATTGAAAGAAATCATCTTGCTGATCATGATTATCTTTTCAAAGGTCAAAAGAAAAAACAATCAGGTATTTCTTATGTTTTGCCTTTGACACGTGAAATGGGCTACAAAATCATGAAGAAAAATGCAGATGAAGTCGGTGTTGTTTCTACTTTTGGAATGCATTCCCTTAGAAAAACGTTTGGATATTTTTATATTAAAAATGGTGGCAATGTTATTACTCTCATGAAAATGTACAATCATGATGAACCAGCAACAACACTTAGATATGTCTGTTGGGAAAACGATGATGCAGAAAAAGAAAGAAGCAGAGTATACATTGCTGCTACAAAATAGAAGTGAGGTGGAACAATGCCAAGAAATAAACTAACGGATATGCACAATATCTTGATGGAACAATTAGAAAGACTGAACGATGATGATCTTACGGACGAAGAACTTCAGGCCGAAATAAAAAGAAGTAGAGCAATGGCAGATATTAGTGCACAAATTGTCGATAACGCTAGAGTCCATATTGAAGCTGCCCAATTTCAAGCTGATTACAATCGGGAAACTCCTGTGCTTCCTAAAATGTTAGGCATTGAAAGTAAAAAATGAGTACGAGATATACGCAGGAAATGCGTGATTACATCATTGAAATAGCTCCTGGTCGATTGAATTCTGAAATAGCGGATATGTTCAATAAAAAGTTTGGAACGAATTTGAGTGCTAAAACTATAAAAAGTTACAAGGATAATCATAAAATTATATCTGGGATTTCTAAAATAGATTATTCTAGAATTAAACACAAAAAGCTTTTGAATGATGAACAGGTCGAATATCTGAAAAAGATTTATCAAGGCATCAGCAATAGAGAGTGTACAAGACTGATGAATGAAAAATTTAATACTTCTTTTTCATGTCAGCAAATAAAGGCACAAAAAAGAAATCTTCATTTAATTTCAGGGCTTACAGGAAGATTTGAAAAAGGATCTAGACCAGCAAATCCAATCCAAAAAGGAGAACATCTTTCGGTTGAAACCGAATTTCAAAAAGGACACACTCCTAAAAATTGGGTACCTGTTGGTGCTGAAAGAAAAAGGTCGGATGGATATATTTATGTCAAGGTGTCTGATGAAAGAGGTGTCAAATATTCTCACTTGATCAATTGGAAACCAAAACATATTTTGTTATGGGAAAAGGAATATGGACCTATTCCAGAAGATAAATCACTATTATTTTTAGATGGAAACAAGGAAAATGTAACACTTGACAATCTTGCTTTGATTACAAAAGCACAAAGACTGATCATGTGTAATAAGAAGCTGATTTATGATGATCCTAAACTTACAAAAGAAGGAATATTAATTGCTCAAACATTAGATGCTACTTATAAAAAGCAAAATGAGTTGAAAGAAAAAAGGAGTGAAATACATGGAAATAAAAAATCAATTAAAAGAAATGTTTCAAATGCAAAGAACATTGAATGAAAACATTTTAAATGAATTCGGTGAAGAAGTAATGACCGAAGAAAAATTAGAATTAGCAATTATTGATGAATTAGGAGAACTAACGCATGAATTGAAAGGTGAATGGTGTTGGTGGAAAAAGAGCCAAAAGCCTGTAGATAGAAAAAGAGTATTAGAAGAATTAGTGGATGTCTATCATTTTGTTATGACAAGTGAAATGACGCGGAGGTATTCAAGTAACGATGATACAATTGATATTATTTTAATTGAATATGAATATTCAATTAATCACTTTGATGAATTAGGAAAAGAAAGACTTGATTATTTAATCGGTGATATTTCATATAGTTATGATAAATTGACAGTTTTATTGCAATTAACTAAGTGTTTACAATTTTCTTTTGATGAAATCTATCAAGAGTATCTTAATAAAAACAAGATCAATTATGAAAGGCTTAAAAACGGGTATTGATTATGACTGATAAAGAATGGGTTGAATTATGCAATGAACATCATATAAAAGTTATTGATTTTGACTATAGAAACTGTACAAGAGATGAAGCTATTGCTGCTTTAGATTTATTAAAAGAAGCACATTCTATAGCATTTCCAAATCTTTATGACGAAGATATAAGGCAACACATTATGAGTTGAAAAAAGAAAGGAAAAATTAGAAAATGACAATTAAAGAATACTTTGAAAGAGAAAAAAATCCTGTTGAAAAATATTTGATCCATAGAGCTGGAAAAGCAACAATAGTCGTACCAGAAGCAGAAAAAAACAATCTAAATAAAAATCTATTAGATTGTAAAATAAAATCAATTTCATTAGATTCAATAAATGGGTATGATGAAGCAACGATTACTATCCGTATTTAAAAAAAGAGGTAACAAATGAAACATCCAAAAAGAATTAATTTAGCAATGAAAAAGTTGATTACCGCTAATGGATTGAATCCTAAAGACTATTGGTTTTTGAAAAATACAACCGACTCTTTAGTGATAATTCATAAAGAAACAAGTAAGGTAGTCACATTGAAAAAGTGAACAAAATAGCGTGTTTTACGATATTCAATGTTCACAGTTAAATTTTTAAAAGTAACAATCCTCAAAAGTGGTGATAAATCAATAGAAAGTATGGAATTTCAAGAATATAAAAAATTTAACACTTTTAGGGGTTATAAGTAATTTATTAAGTTATGTTCGGTGTAAAAAATTCTGCAAAATATAAAAAAATATTGTACTTTTAATAAATTTATAGGATAGCTGAGAATATTGAACATCTTTAGCATAATTAAAAGAACTACATCACAAGGAGGATAACAAATGCATTTAACAATACACACATTACCAATTATTCGAAATGAAATTCGTACGTATAAGAGTTTAATTAAAGAACGTGACAAGTTAATCAACGATTATGAAGCACCTCTTAAAACACTTAGAAATAAACTTTTAGAGGTTGAAGAAAAATTGGAACTTATTAAGTCTCCTGGTAAAGGTGATGGCTTAGGTGGTTTTGTTCAAGATAGTGCTGACAAGTATAACTACTTGATTGATAAAAAGGATCAATTAAAAAAATCAATTGTTGATTATATTCAGTCAAATGAAAAAGATTACTTAGAAGATCTAAAACATTGGGATGTACGTATTGCTACTGTTGAGTATTATCTTAACAAAATGGATGCACTTGATAGAAAATTCATAGAGGACTTCTATTATAATCTTTCAAAAACACAATGTATGGAACGTTATAACATTACTAATAATACAAGTCTTTACCGAAAAGCCGACAATATTTTATCGAATTTGCTAAAAAACAATTAAAAAAATACATCTATGTGGAAGATTCTACCTCTATTTGGTGCTATTATGTTATTGTGAAGTTTTCAAAAAGATGACATCCACAATGTCAACGCTTTGTCTTGAATTCATTTACAATTGATTTGTTGTCAATTGAAGTATTATGAAAAGCTCTTGTTTCAGGAGCTTTTTACTTTTATTTAATAAAATGGTATTCTTCTTTCTAGAAAGAAAGGAGTAATTATTATGAGTGTTATGGAAATAGTTAATTTTGTTTTTACATATGTAATCTTACCGATAATTCTTACAGTTTATCATTTATATCAAGTTAAGAAAGGCGAAGATCAAGGTAATTTTGATATATGTATGTCAGTTTTTTTATTATATTCAGCATTTGCTGTTTTGATAAATTATTTTACAGGGGATGCTACTAAATATGTTGCGGGATTAGCAATTTTTATTGCTATTAAAGATGCTATTTTAGAATTTAAAGATGGTTTGTTGATTAAATTTGAATATAGTGATAAAAAAAGAAAAAAATGAGATATAACACAAGCAACTTCGGTTGCTTTTTGTTTTGTTTAAAAATGGAGGTATAACTATGGCAGTCAAAAGATTAGATAGAGATGGAGCACATAGAAAGCAATTTGAAAACAACAAGAAAAGAATATATGCTACGCAAACTATATGTGGGATTTGTGGAAAGCCAGTAGATTTCAGTTATAAATATCCACATCCATTGTCACCATGTATTGACCACATCATACCAGTAGCAAAAGGTGGACATCCAAGTGATTTAGATAACCTACAATTGGCTCATATGACATGCAATAGACAAAAGAGTGACAAAATCTTTGCCAATAACACAATAAAAACCGAAAAAGTCATATCAAATAGAATACTGCCACAAATAATTGATTGGACTGCATATCGAAGCAAAAAATAATCGTTTTTTAGGACGGGGGCATACCACCCCTAAAAATGCGTTCTCCGGACTTCACGCCGTACTGTGAATATTTTCTCACGGATTATGAAAACGACTCTCAAAACGAAATTATGAAAGGAATAGAAGATATATGAAATACAAAGGAATGGGATATTTAAGAAGAAAACTTGCTAGTAGGAAAGAAAGATGCGAAACAAGATACGATTATTATGAAATGAAAAATCAAATGGTTGATATTTCAAGTGTAATACCGCCTGAATTTAGATGGTTAAAAGAATGTTTAGGATGGTGTTCAAAGGCTGTTGACTCTATTGCTGATAGAATTTCCTTTGTTGAATTTTCTAATGATAATTTCAATATGCAAGAGATATACGACATGAATAATCCTGATGTGTTGTTTGACAGTGCAATTATTTCATCATTGATTACATCATGTTCTTTTATTTATATTTCTCAAAAGGTTGGAGAAATGCCTCGCTTACAGGTAATTGATGGAAGACATGCAACAGGGATTATTGATCCTATTACAAATATGTTGATTGAAGGATATGCTATATTAGAGGAAGATGTTCTAGGAAATCCTATTATTGAAGCATATTTTATTCAAGGAGTTACATATTTTTATGAAAGAGGTGAAAAACCTTATAAAATCAAAAATAAAGCTCCGTATCCATTGCTGGTTCCAATTATTAATAGACCTGATGCCAAACGTCCGTTTGGACATTCAGTTATTTCAAGAGCTTGTATTTCTATTCAGCAAGCAGCAATGAGAACTCTAAAAAGAAGTGAAGTATCCGCTGAGTTCTATTCATTCCCACAAAAATATGTTTTAGGACTTGAACCAGGAGCTGAAATGGATAAATGGAAGGCAACTATTTCATCATTGATGCAAATCTCAAAGGATGAAGACGGGGACAAGCCTACTGTAGGCCAATTTGCCCAACAATCAATGGCACCCTATGTTGAACAACTAAAAATGTTGGCCAGTCTTTTCGCTGGTGAAACAGGGTTGACATTAGATGATCTAGGTTTTTCTACTGAAAATCCATCAAGTGTTGAAGCAATCAAGGCACAACATGAAAATTTAAGATTGAAAGCAAGAAAAGCTCAAAAAACATTTGCTACAGGTTTTATCAATGCTGGATTTTTAGCAGCATGTTTGAGAGATGGTTATACATATTCAAGAGATCAAATTTATTTAACAAAAATCAAATGGGCACCGATTTTTGAACCAGATGCTTCAGCTCTTTCAGTTATTGGAGATGGAGCAATTAAAATCAATCAGGCTGTACCAGGATATTTTGATAAGGACAATCTAAAAGAACTTACTGGAATCGATTATAGTGCATCTTCATCAACTTCAAATATAGATGATATGTTTAAGGAAGAAATAGATGAATAATGATATCGTTCCTTCTTTATTAGAAGAAATTCAAAAACAGTTTGATGAAGAAATAAAAGCTAATGAAAAAATAAAATCAATTTTAACAAGACAAAAGCAGGGAGTGGTAGATTATACCGATTCTCTTTCTTTTGCAAAAGAATTAGGAGTTTCTTTAAAAAAGGTAATACAAGAAAATGTCAACGAAGAAATGCTTCCTGATGGAAAAATGTATTACAACATTGCTCAAAGATTACTTGAACCAATGATCAAACAAAATTATGATTTGGTATCCAAACAATGTGAGGCTACACAAAATATTTTGAATAAAAAAGCTGATTTAGGATTAAAAGCAATTGTTCCTGAATATAACAAAGAAAAAACAGCAAGTATCATTGATTATATTTCAAATGCTGATAAGTACTCCCAACGTGAAAAAAGTTTTCTTGATTCATTAGAAACCAATGCAAAGTCGGTCGTAGATGATTCAGTTCGAAAAAATGCTGATTTTCATTACAATGCGTGGTTAAGGCCTAAAATCATTAGAACAACAGTTGGAAAAACATGTAAATGGTGTCAGTCAATGGCTGGTGTTTATGATTACAGTAAAGTTAGCAATACAGGTAATAATGTTTTTAGAAGACATGCGAATTGCGACTGTACTGTAGTTTATGATCCTAGAGATGGCAGTAAGAAAGTACAGGATGTTTGGAGTAAAAGAATTGATTATAGAGAAAATATTAGGAAAAATTCAAATTTTATGGGTGTAAAGAAACCATTCAATATGAAATTAGGAAAAAAAGAGATTTCTTTTGTTACGTATAAAAATGACAAATATTCTAATATCTATTGTCAAACATATTCGCAAAATTCAAAAAGAATGTGTGAATACTTAAATACTAAAATAAATCAAGAATATCGATATGGAAAAATAAACAATATCGTGGTGGTTCAAAAAAATGCATTACAAGGTATTGCCTGTTATGATCATATAAATAATGATTTATTTATATGTGAAGAACTGATAAGCAATAAGTTTTCACAAATTGTTGATACTTCATATTTTCCATCTAAAAATTTAGATGATGTATTAAATCATGAACTAGGTGGTCATAAAAAACATTGGGAAGTTGTAAGAAAATATCAACAAGCAAACAATATAAGTGAATTACAAGCCAAAAATGATTTAGAAGAAAAACTGAGAAATTATGTGCTTAATCAGGAAACAAATGATATAATGTATATAAGAAAAAACGTTAGTCAAAATGCACAAGAATCATTTAAAAATACAAAATCATTGAATGAATTGATAGCAGATTGTATTGTCTTGAATAAGCAAAACAGTGTTTCTGATGAATTTTTAGACAGATTAGTTATGGAGGTGCTTGGTTATGATGGTTAATCCCACAAAAAGGCAAAAAGAACTTATTAAAATATTTGAAGAAGAAGTTGCTCCTTGGTGCTATGTTGATAAAAAGACAGGTGACATCAAATTAAAAGAAGATGCACCAAAAAATATCAAAGACAAATATTATTTATATATGAATAGTTAACCGACAGTAGTCGGTTTTTATTTTACAAAAAAGAACGGTAGAACCGCTCTTATAAAGAAATTATTTAGGTGTGTGTCTTTTATGACTATCAACTTTTGTTCCATCTTTTCTCGTATAGGAACTTACTTTTACAGTCATTGGACCTCTACGAGGTGGTTTTTCAGTACATTTTCCTTTTGTTGCCATGATATCACCGCCTTTCTTACTTAATTTTATGCTTTTAATTATTATATCAATTTGTGAGGTGGAAGGATGAAAATTTTAAAAAAAGTTTCAGTTTTGGGAACCGGATATAGAATTATTGAAGATAATTGTAATAATGATCCATTATTACAAAACAGTTTTGGATATACTGATTACACTTCAAAAAAGATAGTCATTACAGATTTTCAAAACGAAGAAATTGAAATTGAAGATGTGGCTAAATATAGAAAACAGGTAATAAGGCATGAATTAATCCATGCTTTTTTATGTGAATCGGGACTTCATGAAAATTGTGAGTGGCACAATGAAGAAATGGTTGATTGGTTAGCAATGCAAGCACCCAAACTTCAAAAAATATTTAAAGAAACTGAATATATTTAATGAGCAAGTTTAAAAGACTTGCTTTTCGTTTTATTCAATTTTAAAGAAAGGAGGAAGTTTATGGCACAAGGATTAAGACCGCATAGACATGTATGCTTTGTAAGTGATATTCAACCATATTACGATAAGAAAAAGCATCAAAAAATGAAAAAAATCACTTTTGAGTGCTATATACCTAACTGTAACTATTGTTATTCAGTCAGTGAAGAGTATCGACCACCACCAAAAAAAGCGAATATGAAGTAGGAGGTAAAAGGAATGTCTGAAAAAAGAATTGGAAGACAAACTCCTACAACTTCGTTAGTGCTTCCTTATATTGAAACAAAAGGGAAGGAAGCGGTAGAAATTTACAACAAAACCGGCAGAACTGCTAGAGAGTGGCAGGAACTATTGATTTATGACATTTTAGCAATTGATAAAGAGGGGATGTGGGTTCATTCCCGTTTTTGTTATAGCTTACCTCGAAGAAATGGGAAAACTGAAGATGTTATTATGAGGATCATGTGGGGCATAACTCATGGTGAAAAGATACTCTATACGGCTCATATGATTTCTACAGCACATTCAGTATTTGAAACAATATGTGCATTGCTTGACCAGGCTGAAATAGAATATACGTCAGTTAAGGCAAAAGGTTCAGAAAATATACGTTTATTGAATGAAAAAGGAAAAGCCTATAAATTAGATCATCTTGTTAATTTTAGAACTCGTTCTAATACCGGTGGTTTGGGTGAAGGATATGACGTGCTGGTTATTGATGAAGCACAGGAATACACGATTGATCAAGAAAGTGCGCTAAAGTATGTTATTTCAGCAAGTTCCAATCCTCAAACCATTATGTTAGGGACACCACCAACTGCAATTTCTCATGGTACAGTATTTCAAAAAATGAGAGATAAGGTTCTAGAAGGGAAAAGCAAGAATACAGGCTGGGCCGAATGGTCCATTGAGCATATGCATGATCCATATGATAGAGATATCTGGTATGAAACTAACCCGTCCTTAGGACAAGGATTGACAGAACGTGTAATTGAAAATGAAATTACATCAGATGATGTTGATTTCAATATTCAAAGGTTAGGGCATTGGCTATCGTATTCACAGGGTAGTGAGTTTTCGGAAAAGGAATGGGAAAATCTTAAAGTTGCAACAGTTCCCAATTTTCAAAACAAGCTTTTTGTGGGCATTAAGTATGGTGTAGATGGAAAACATGTTGCCATGTCGATTGCTACAAAGGTAGATGAAAAGATTTTTGTTGAATCGATTGATTGTCAAAGTGTTAGAAATGGCAATACATGGATCATTTCATTTCTAAAAGAAGCGGACATAGAAAAAGTTGTTATTGATGGAAGTGGCTCTCAACAGATATTGAGTGATGAAATCAAGGACTATGGAATAAAGCTGAAACCTGTACTTCCTAAGGTATCGGATGTGGTTGTAGCAAACAATATGTTTGAACAGGCAGTTACATCTTCAAAAAACATATGTCATAATGGCCAGCCATCTTTAAAACAAATTGTAACCAACTGTAAAAGAAGGGCAATTGGTACAAATGGCGGTTTTGGATTTAAAGCAATGATGGAAGAACATGAAATAGCATTGCTTGATAGTGTAATCTTAGCCCATTGGGCATGTGCAACATACAAAGGGGTTAAGAAAAAACAAAAAATAAGTTGTTAAGCGAACGAAAGTTCGTTTTTTTTATGCAAATTACGTTACTAACGGTAAATAGGAGAAATACAAATGAGTGAATTTAAAGAAATTAAAACACAAGAAGACTTTGATACAGCTATCAAAGAAAGATTGGCTAGAGAAAACAAAAAATATGAAGGATTTGTAAGTCCTGACAAATTAGCAGAATTAAAAGCCGATTATGAAAATGAAATCAATAAAAAATATGAAGGTTATACTTCACCAGATGACCTAGCAACCATGAAAAAAGAATATGAAGGGAAAATTGCAAAATATGAGTCCGACTCAGTAAAAACGAGAATTGCAAATGAAATGGGATTGCCTTCATCTATTGCTTCACGTTTGAAAGGTTCAAATGAGGAAGAAATTCGTAAAGATGCTGAATCGTTTGCTGGCTTTTTTCAAAAAGAACCACCATTAGCAACAGGTGAACAAACAGTTGCTAATGAAGACCAAGCAAGAAATGTTGCTTTAAAGAAATTATTAAAAAATTTAAGACAAGGAGATTAAGATAATGGCAGTATTAAGCAAAGGAAATTTATTTGATCCTGTATTAACAAAGGATCTAATCAACAAAGTAAAGGGAAAATCAAGTTTAGCTGTTTTATCAGCGCAAACACCAATTCCATTTAATGGTTCAAAAGAATTTACTTTTTCTATGGATAATGAAGTAGATATCGTTGCTGAAAATGGTAAGAAAAGTGAAGGCGGAGCTTCAATGGATCCAGTAATTATTGTTCCAATCAAATTTGAATATGGTGCTCGTGTTTCTAATGAATTTATGTTTGCCAGTGAAGAAGAACAATTAGATATTTTAAAAGAATTTAATGAAGGATTTGCTAAAAAAGTTGCTAGAGGTTTAGATATCGCTGCATTCCATGGTTTAAATCCTAGAACTGGCGAAAAATCTGCAGTAGTAGGAGAAAATAACTTTGATAGTAAAGTTACACAAACCGTTACTTATGCAAATGATAATCCTGATGATTGCTTAGATACAGCAATTGCAACAGTTGAGGATGCCGATTGTGAAGTAACAGGTATTGTAATCAACTCTGCAGTACGTAGTGATCTATCAAAAATGAAATCTACGACAGGAGATCCATTGTATCCTGAATTCCGTTTTGGTGGTAAACCATCAACATTAGGTTCTCAAGCATTAGATACAAATAATACAGTATCATTTGGTTCAGAAACAAAAGACCAAGCAATTGTAGGTGACTTCGCTAATATGTTCAAATGGGGATATTCAAAAGATATTCCATTAAAAATTATTGAATTTGGTGATCCTGACAATTCAGGAAGAGACTTACAAGGATATAATCAAGTGTATATTCGTGCTGAAGTCTTTATGGGATGGGGAATCCTAGATGCTCATTCATTTACAAGGGTGGTAAAAGCATAATGGCAACATATAGGAATAAAAAAACAGGTGCAACCATCACTACTGATTTGATTATCAGTGGTGGTGATTGGGAAATTGAAGAAAAAAAGAAAAAAGAACCTAAAAAGAATGCTGATAAAGATGTGCCACCTAAAGATGGTGGAGCTGATGAGTAATGATACCATTTGTAACAATAGATGATGTTACTTTGCTGTTTAGAGATTTAACAGTAGATGAAACAAAAAAGGCAACATTTTTATTAACTGTTGTTTCAGATTGTTTGAGACAAGAAGCAAAAAAAGCTGGGAAAAATCTTGACCAAATGATAGAAAATGGAGATGTATATGAAAATGTAGTTAAAAGTGTATGTGTTGATATTATTGCTCGTAACTTGATGACTTCAACTAACAGCGAACCTATGGAACAGATGTCACAATCAGCTCTTGGATACTCTGTATCAGGTACTTTTTTGGTACCTGGAGGAGGTTTGTTCATTAAAAAAAGTGAGCTTGCCAGACTAGGTTTGCGTAGACAAAGAATAGGTGTAATTGATATTTATGGCAATGATTAAAGGTATTCCTGTTGTTTTATTACAAAAAATAAAGGTTGATGAGGATCCTTTTGGACAAGCTATTTATCAAGAACGAGAAATCATAGTTGAAAATGTTCTTATTTCACCATCATCAGCCAATGATATTATTACTTCACAAAATTTAACCGGCAAAAAAGCAGTTTATACTCTTGCCATTCCTAAAGGTGACCAAAATTCTTGGGAAGATAACAATGTTGTTTTCTTAGGAAGAAAGTGGCATGTATTGGGTTTTGCAATTGAAGGAATAGATGAAAATATTCCTTTAGACTGGAATAAGAAAGTAATGGTAGAAAGATATGGCTAAAATATTACTTGATAAAAAAGGTGTAAGGGAATTACTTAGATCTCAAGAAATGATGGATATTTGCCTAGAGCATGCAGAAGCAACCAAAACAGCTGCTGGTGGTGAAGGGTATGAGATATCTTCTCATGTTGGAACTAATCGTGTAAATGCATCTGTTAGAGCAGATACAATAGAAACAATAAAAGATAACTACAAAAACAATACATTAATAAAAAGTTTGAGGTGATGAAAATGATTGAAGAAATTGTTTTTAATTATCTTAAAAACAAATTGAATGTTCCTGTGACATTTGAAAATATTAATGAAGTTGAATATGTACTCATTGGTAAAAGTGGCAGTAGTAGATTTGATTTTACAAACACGGCCACTTTTTTTATTCAATCGTATTCGTCTTCAAAATATAAAGCATCTTTACTCAATGAAAAAGTAAAAGATGCCATGTATGACTTAATTGAGTTGGATGAGATTACAGCATTACATCTCAATAGTGATTATGATTATACAGATACAACAATAAAGAAATATCGATATCAGGCTATGTTTGATATTGGATATTTTTAGAAAGGAGTAGATATAGATGGACGCAAAAAATGTAAGTGCAGCTAAACCTAAAATAGGTGGTTCAGTATTTGTTGCACCCTTAGGTACAAAACTACCAGAAGATGCAAAAAGTGAATTGGATGCTAAATTCAATTCATTAGGATATTGTTCAGATGATGGAGTTTCAAACAATAACTCACCTGAAACAGATACTCAAAAAGCATGGGGTGGAGCTGTTGTTTTAAATTTATTTTCTGGAAAAGAGGATACATTTAAATTAAAGTTGATTGAATCATTGAACGTAAATGTATTGAAGACAGTTTATGGATCCAGCAATGTTACTGGAGATTTAGATACTGGATTAACAATCAAAGCTAAAAATGAGGAACCT